ATATTGAAGGCACTTTTGGGGTATTTGTCATTTTGACAACCATTTCCCCAAAAATACCTCCAACAATTTTGTTTTAATTTTTTGTTAAAGTTTTGTTTCAATTTTTCAGCGTCGCCCCCTCCCAAAGACGATGTTGATTTTTTAGTGGTATAAATTGTATTTTTGATTTGCTTTAATTGTTCTACTCATTACAAATGTCCCAATACTGCTATTCTGTGTAAATAATTGTTTCTTTAATGTTTGGAAACTTTTCACTATTGATTTACCGTTATATATATCTTCATATAGTTTTGTATCAACTAAATATTTTCTGCTTCCATCGTTATTAATTGTGGTCTGTGGAATACCTTTAACTCTATATATATTCTTATCTTTATCGTCTCTTGGATTTTTAAGGTAATCATCATTAAGAGTAATATTGTAAAATTTCTTACCAAGGAAATAAGCAACTTGCCCTCTTTGAGTTGTTTTTTCTATTTTTAGATTTCCTAAGTCTTCACCAAAACAACAAGGATAATCTCCTTTGTAATTATTTAAATTCTCTGTGAATTTTTCTAAATGGTCTGTGCTAAAATAAATTCCATCTGTTTCAATATGTATAACATCATCGCTATTATTTGGTAGACATTTAATATATTCAAATAATAATCTTTTACTATAACTATAAACCATAATCCCTGCAACTATCCAATCATTAAATTTATCTTCATTAAAATTCTTTAATATTTCTTGTCCGTTTAATACACCATCACCTTTAATATCTTTCGATATTTCTTCGTCTCCATGTGTTTTCATTAATGACTTTTCTAAAAACTCTAAACTATAATGTATTGATGGATTTTCTACTAATTTACCTGTTAGTGAATTAAGATACAATTTAATTGTTGTTCTTAATGCTTCATTGTAATTTAAAAAATCTTTTGATTTTAAATATGCGTCTTGCTGTTTTTTTTCATTGTAGAATGTATTAATATATGTACCAAATATTTTACTACCTAATATATCTTGATTTGAAACTAAAGCTTTAACTACTTTAAATTTTTTCAATCCATAATTATTAATAACATAGTCTAACATATAAGAATCAATATATAACTCTTTCATGTCATTTGTCGCCCAATTTAAACTCTCATCTTTAATTGCTGAAGCAACAGGTTTTAATAAATAACTATCAAAGACAATATCAGTAATTAAGTAAAACCCATATTTAGTTTTATCATAATTATATATCCATTCACTCTCTCCAGTTGGGATTTTAGAATAAATTAATGACGCAGGATATTGAGAAGCAATATCAACACCAGTAATACCTGACATATGCTTTCCTGCTTGGTTGCAAGTTGAAATACCACCTCGTTTAAATTTACATAAGAATTCATATTTTTCTTTATTTATTTTTCTTTCTTTATCTTCAGTATATACACCTGTGAAGGTCTCTAAATCTTTTTTATTTTTATTAATTACAGATTTAAACTTATTTATTTCTACAATTATTTTTTTGCTATGAGAACCTATTGTTGTTGAACTCATCAAAGGACATTTTGATAATAAGTATGGATTTATTTTTTCAATTAGAGTATTAATACAGATTGTAAATTTTTCCCAAATTTGAAATAATGCTATACAATCATAATGACAATACTTTACATACAAACTCCAAAATTCAGGTTCATTATTTTCTAATTCTAAAAACTGATTAAATGTTAATTCAGGTTTGTAAAAACATAATTGTTCGCTTGATATTTCTTTATTATTTAAAATCATAGTTGTTATTTTGCCATCTGTAATTTTGAAACTTTTAGATAATCTACTTAATGTATCAGTAAGAAAACAACAACTATCTTTAAATAAATGTCCTCTATAATTAATTGAGATAATAGTTGTTCCTCTAAATTGTAAATCACATTCCAATAATTCTAAACTTGTTAAACTACTAATGAAAAAATAAAAATCAAATTTTCCTCCATTGTGAGCGATTACATTATAAGTTCTTCCTGCTTTACTTTCAACATTAAACCAATCTATTAATTGTCTTGATGATGCTTTTTCTCCATTACTTACAAAAGAGATATTTTTACATTCTTCTTGTTTGTATGGTCTATAGTAAGCACAACATAAACTATCTTTTAATAAATGAATTTTTTGCCCTGTAGCTTTAATACAATAATATTCTTCTGTTGGTCTTGTTTCAAAATCAAATGTCATTAAACCTCTTTTTGTTTTTTTATTTTTTAATACAACACATTCGTAATTTTCCAATACATAATAATGATTATCTTTTAATACAATATACTTTTTAGTATCATCTAATTCTTCATTTGTGCTATAATCAATAATAGAAATATTTAATTGTAATTCATGAATAATTTTGTAAGCATCACTTACATTAATTTCTGTATTTGTTGGTATTTCAAATTGTTTTCTTAATTTTGTAATTTCTAATTTTTCACCGATTATATGCTCTAAACATTTAAAGAAACAATTATTTAACATAGATGATGGATTAAATAGATTGAATTTGTAAAATGACGATTTTATTTCTTTTGTTCCTGCTTTGTGCTTATTACAACCACCACCAACAATTTTAATATTTTCAATTGTTAATAAACCATCAAATACATCTTTCATTTTTGTTTGAATAGTTCCCTGACTATCAACTTCATTTTCTTCTATTGATTTCTTAAACCAATTTTGAAAATGTTGAATACAGGTAAATTTAAATGTATGTTTAATATCAGCAACTCCTGACTTAATTATAAATGAAAATCTATTATCTTTTTTGTTTTTTTTCTTATTCCATTTTTCTACAAACTTATCTAAATCTACAAGTTGAACTTTATTCTTCATCTCTTTCTTCATCACCTTCTTCTTCTCTTTCTTCTGTGCTTGTTGTTCCTTGACTGCTGAATTGTATTCATCACGCATGATTTCATATATTTCCATCTTCACCTTATCACTATATTTTCTTTGCTTCTTAAATGCTGTGCCATATAACTCTTTACCATAAGTTTCTACTGCTTGGTTAATGGTCTTAAAACCAAGAGTATCTCTTAATGTTTTTTGAGCGGATTTTCCTAAAGAGTTCAACAGACGGTTCATACTATACTATAGGAAAAGAAAATATATTTAAGTAGTTTTTCCTTAAATATATTTTCCTAAAGTATTTGAATATTTCAAATTCAATTTTTTTTTTCTAAAGATATTTTAATTTAATATACTAATTAATTCAAATATCCAATAATAAAATATTTCTCAATCTACTACATTCTTTTTGGTAATAATACAATTGAAGTCTTTTCGCATTACATTTTTCTTTATTTTTATTATAATATATCAAGCAACCTTTCCTGTTGTATTCGTTATATTCTTCGTGATGTGTTTCTCTCCATTTATAAATCGCTTTTTTCTGTGTTGGGGTATATGAAGGCATTCTATATATATATATTTGACAATTTTATTTCTAAATCAATTTTCCTTAATATATATTTTTTTCACTTGCTCTGTAAGAAAATCAACAAATTCCGCCAACTCCTTATCATATTGCTCTTGATTAAATTTATTAATACAACTAAAATGTGCTTTCCTATCAACAATATCTATTCTTTTACATTTCCTTAATTTAGTTCCACATAATTCACAGTTCATATTATTCATCTATTTTATTTTCTAATGAATTAAACTTATCTAATGTTCCTGCGTAATAATGATGAGTCCATCTACTTTGATGAACCTTAAGTCTATATTTTCCTATTATCATACCACATTCACATTTAATTTGAGGAATAACATAAGTATATTCTTTATTATTTTTTCTTACATATTTGTATTGTTTAACTCCTTCAATCATTCTAAAATAAAATTGAAACTGTTTTTAAATACTTATTTATACATCAACCATTTTGTGGTCTTCTCCAATACATACACGAAGATATAGAGTATTTGTTTTTAATATTGCTTCAGGTAAAACTTTTTCATTAAACCAAGTTCTTAATTCTTGTTCGCAACCTAAATCAAAATTTGTATATTCAAATTCTTTAAAATATTTTGCTTTCATAGCAAATAAACCCATAACCATATCGTCTTCTTGTGTTGTATTAGAGCAAACATTAAACTCTTTAAATATTACTTCTTTATCTAAATTATCTAATACCAATTTGAAAAAATCATCTTGAAAAAGCATATATCTTCCAGTAAATTTAATTATCATATCATCATCATCAATATCAAATAGTTCTAATGTTTTTTTTATATCACGCATCTCATTAACTCCTTTGTGCACAGTATATTCATCTGTTGAATCAAAATGATTATCTTTCGTGTAAAATTTGGTACAATCAAATACATCTAAATAAGAAGCACCATCTTTAGAATTTTCAATAATAATAGGTTTAATATCTTTGCATCTTGCGTGTTCTAATACATTTGATACACCTAAAAAATATTCTTGGCGTCTTCTTCCCGCCCATTTAACACCAACTTTATTATCAATAGAACATGTAATAAATAAATAGACTTTACCCATATATTACACAAATAAATTAATTTTTTCTTCTAAACATAATTAATAAATTAAATAAATACATTTGGAACAGATTTCAGATTTTCGTATGAATGTGAAGGAAAAACTCCTTGAGGATAATCTACTTTTTGCTTACCTCTTAAGTTTGCTTTTTTCTTTGGAATATAAGTTGAAATAACTTTTGCACCACTTGTTAAACTTAATGGGTCATAGAATGTTCTAAATCTTTCTTCTAAAGTTGCTTCTTTTGTTTTAAATAATCCTGAACCAGTACCAAAACCTAAAACCCTTTCATTTTCTTTTGCTAAATTTGAAATAACAGCATTACCGAGAGAATGTCCGATTAATACTTTTTCACTTCCTTTATATTTTGTTCTTGCTTTATCTAAAACTGATTCTGCTTCCTTATATCTATCTGTTAGTTTTAAACCAGCATTACCTAAAAATGCTAAATAAGCATCAGTTCCTAAATCACGAGTAGAAAAAGGATTCGTTCCAGCAACAGAAAAAACCATTTTATTTTCTAATGGATTGAAAAAGACTTTTGTTTCCTTATTACTTAAATCACTATCAATTTTGTAACCATAAGGGTTTAATTCTTCTTGTGCTTGATTTAAATCATCTTCATACGAAACATCTAAACCAGTTTCTAATGGTAAATCAGGGTAAAAATTCCTATCAATAACTTTCTCATTTGTTAATTTACCTTGACCTACTAATTGTTTTGGTGAAAATGTATTTGGGACATAACCAGTATATATTTTTTTTCTTTGGTTAGTTCTTAAACTTCCATACATAATATAATAAGAGAAAATTATTCAATAACTATAATCAGTAATGATTACATATTCAGCATTAATATTATTTAATAGAACTTGATATTGTATATTATTACTTTCTAAATATATTTTTGCAAAAAGTAAATTAGAATATGTAAAGTAAAAGTATATATAGTTAAATTCATAGTTTATATCTTCTTTTTTATCAACTACACTAAGATAAGAAATATTACCTTTTGTAATTTTACTTTTAAATTCACTTACTCCATAACTTAAACATCTAAAATCTGTATTTGTTAATGAATAATTCATATATTATTTTTTTATTTTAATATTTGAAAAATAACTATTCATCTATTATTTCTACTTCATCTTGATTGTAAAATATCTTTTGATTAGTAATATTAATAAATAGATAATCGTGTGGTTTTTTGTATAAGTCCAATAATCCTAAAGCAACATCTTTTTCTTGTTCTATTGTTTCTTCTACAACTTTTTCCCATTCAATCTTATTCGGTTTAAATATAATCAGATTACTAAATAGTTTTCTAATAGTCAAAGGAACAGCAATCCAAGACTGAATAAGAAAAATTTGAACTAATTTTAAATGACGACGATTATATGACATTTTCTTAAGTAAAAATTGTATATCATTACTCTTAAGGGAAGAAGTTACATCATCATACAAAACAAGAGATGTTTTTTTATTCAAACTATTTTCTTCAATAGCATCATATATTTTCTGTAAATTCTCTAATGTTAATTCATCAAATAATCTGTCTTCACTATGCTTTTCAAATATATTTTTCTTTAAACTATTTCTTGATTGGGTAGGCATAATAACATATACACAATCAAATACCTTGTTATATATTTTATCTTTTCCTTTTTGTGAAAGCATACTAATTAACATTGATGTTTTTCCTCCTCCTGGCCTTCCTAAAATCGCAGTTGTATTAAAAATATTCATATACGAAAACTGAGGATATTTCTTTAGGTGTTCTGTTAATGGATAATCACAAAGAAACTCTGGTGGATGTAAATCAATCTTTTCAGTTTTTTTTATTCTTATCATATAATATATGTCAACAAAAAATACAAACAAAAACACTAATATTAATGAAAATAAAATCGTTATTGAGTTGCCTAAAGTCATAAGGAGAAAATCTACACCAAGACCAAAGAAAACTTTTGCACAAGCAGAAGAAGAATTAAATGATTTAGAAAATAAAGATAGACAATATCAAAAGGCAAATTACGGACAAGGTTTATCAGGAATAAATCCAAACATAAAAATTTCATTTAATCCAAGTTTGTATGGTTTTAATAAAACACCCATGGAAGTTCCACAATCACAACCACAAGCAGAACCACAACAACCACAAGTAGAACCACAACAACCACAAGAAGAACAAACAACAACACAATCAGAACCATCAGCACCACAATTTGGAGCATTTAGGGAAAGTGATTTAAGTAATAGAAGTGGATTTAATGATTTAAGAACAGGTTTTAGTCAGTCCTATTCAGCACCACAATTTAATAGACAAGATTTTACAGATAGACTGAATGCTGAAATACCAGTTGCAGAACCTATTGATGAAGGATACATGGGAGAAAGTGATAGAAAACCAACAAAATCAGAAATAATAAAAGGATTAAGAGAAAATCAAAAAGGAAAAGAATATTTAGATTTAGAAAGACAATTTTTAGAACAAAGAAGAAAAGAAAGAGAAGAAAGAAAAGAAAAACAAAGAGGAAGACCAGCAGGACAGCCAAATAGACCTAAAGAAGAAATACAAAAAGATAAACAAGCAAAAGAAGAAAAAAGATTAGCAAAAGAAAAGGCAAATGAAGAAGCATTATCAAAAGCAAAAGAAGAATCAAGATTAAAAAAAGAAAAAGACCAAAAAGCAGTTGAAGAAAATATGAAATTAATTAAACAACAAGAAGAAGAAAAAAAATTAAAAGCAGAGCAGAAAAAAGCAAAGGAAGATAAGAAAAAAGAAAAAGAAGAAAGAAAAGGTATGAGAGGGGAAGATACTAAAAAAAGAAAAACTAAAACTTTTAGTGTAGACCTTTAACAAAATACAACTTGAGGTGATGGTGGTCTTATTACTTTTCGTTGAGTAGTTGGTTGTTCCATTCTATTAATAATAACTATTGGTTTTTTTTGTTTCTTAATAATTTCTTTTATTTCTTCATCATCATCACTTGCCGAAACATCATCATCATTTATTAATTCTTGTTTAATCTTATCTAAAATAGTTTTCTTTGCTTGTTTCTTTGCTTGTTGGTCTAATTTTGCTTTCATCTTTATTAATTGTTCTTCTAACTTTTGCTCTCGTAAAGACTTCTTATATTCAATTTGTTCTTCTGTCAAATTTGGTCTTCCTTTACTTCTTTTAGGAATTTCAATTTTTTCTTCAACAATCGGAATTTCAACTTTTTCTTCTAAAACTTTCTTTGCTCTTGGTTTCTTAACTTTAGGAATTTCAATTTTTTCTTCTACAATTGGAATTTCAACTTTTTCTTCTAAAGTTTTCTTTGCTTCTGCTTTTTCTTTTTTCGCATCTAATACCTTTTGAAATGCTAAAATTTGTTTTTCTGTTCTTGGTTTCTTGACTTTAATTTCTTTAGGTTCATTTTTGGGCGGTAAATCAACAGATTCAATAGATTCAACAGATTCAATAGATTCAACAGATTCAACAGATTCATCTTCTTTTTCAATAGTCTCATTAATAATTTTAATTTTGCGAGGCATTATATATAATTAAAAGAAAAAAATATTTTCTAAATATAATATATGGAAGAAGAAGATTATCCTGAAACATTCCCTTTAGACAGATTTCTCCCACAAGGAGATTTTCACGCAATTTTAGATAGATTTGAAAATGGTAGAACAATTAAAGATATTAAGTATAAGAAAGATTTAACAGTAGAGGAATTCATGAAACAACCGCCTATTAGTGATAAAGAAGCAATGAAGAAATATTTAGAGAATGCTGAAAAGAAAATAGATGAGGAAACTAAAGAAAAAAATAATAACGCATAATATATAAATGATAGAAGACCAAACAGATTTCTACCAAATTGAAGAAAAATTTTTAGTCGTATTAGATAGTAAAATTCCAACTATTAATAATTCTTTAACTGCTAAAAGTGATATGATATTTGATTTAAGAATACCAATTACGAAACAACTTGAAGATATACAATTAAAATGTGCTGTAAAAAGTGCGGTTTTTCCTAATTCAACATATAATATCAATATTACAAATTCATATTTAGCAATTTCTTTAATAGATAATACAAATACAATAATAAGTCAATCAAATATAAGTATATCTATTCCATTTGGAAATTACAATACTGAAACTTTAAGAACAACTATGATTAATTTAATTAATCAAGATTTAAGTGATGCTGGATTTAATGATGTTACTATTAACATTACATACAATAACATAACTTGTAAATATATATTTCAATTGGTAAGCAGTAATACATATTATTCTAATTTTTTAATCAGTTTCCAACCCCAAGATATAGGCACTACTAATTCTGTTTCTTTACTTGGTGATGTGATAGGATTACAAAATGATTTTATTTATATATCAGGTTCTCTCATTTCATCACTTAATACTAATGCTATTTTTTCAAATACAAACAAAATAATAACAGGACAATTTGTTTCTAATTTATCAGGATTGAGAGCGTTTAATGTATTATTAAGTAATTACAATACAAATAGCGTTCAAATTATTTCAAGTAATTCTCAAGTAGGATTTAGGAATAGCATAATAAATTCAACATATAATAATTCATCAATTAATCAAGTTTTAAAGAATAATATTATTTGTAATATAGTTTGTAATTGTAACCCCATGGAATATATTTTCTATGAAAAGCAATCTGATTTTTTTATTGATTTAAAAGAGCCAGTATTTCAAAGAATCCATATACAACTTGTAGATACTTTAGGAAATCTATTAGATTTAAATAATTGCGATTGGTGTTTGACTTTAGAATTTTCTTTATTGAAAAAGAAAGAATTTAAGACAAGGTCATTTTACGAAATACTACAAAATGGTAGATTCTAAAAATTTTTTTCTTTAATTATTATATGGCTACTGACTCCTCGAATTTCATTGGTAATAAGTTCGGTATTTCCAAAGCGTTTGATTATACTTTAAAACCTTCAGCAGTTAGTGGAAAAAGTTACAGAGTTTCAATTCCTGCAAATAATGTGGGTGATGGATTTTTACCTTCTTCTACGATGGTATTTAATATTCCGTGCGGTATGAGAAAGAACACATATATTGACCCAACTTCTTCATATTTGCGATATACAATTCAAGTATCGGCAACAGGAGCAGGTCCGACAGATACTAAAGTTATTAGTGGTGTTTTTACACCAACTACAAGTGGTGCTACAGCAACTTTAGTAGGTGCTGGAGCATTTTTAGACCATAATTCAACATGTATTTTTAATACCCAGACGCTTTATTCATCAGCGAACCAGATAGAATCGATATCTGGAATTAACCTGTTGTATAATTATATGCTTGATACTAATTTCTCTTATGCTAATGCTCTAACAAATAGTCTTAATTACGGTATGTATGTTCCAAAAAATGACCCTACTGAAATTAGGCGTGGTGCTTTTTTAGCAATTAATGCTGAAGGTCTTGCTACTGGAACAACTGCTTCTAAAGCAAGTGGAACTTGGATTAAAGAAACAGCAACATTCGCGACTCCAATAATGAGTGGGCTTCTTGGGATAGGGGCCTCTTCAATGGTTCCAGCATACGCCATCAATGATGTACTCAGGTTAGAAATACTTTTAGAATCCGCCGCTAATGCTTTAGTGACTGTTGCCGATGCTGCTGCTGTGATGACATTTAAAGTAACAAGTGCTATCTTGGAAATGACATATATTGAACTTTCGGATTTAGGGCAATCTTTAGTCACAGCAACCACACCTCCAAATAGTCCGATTTTCCTTGTAGGTCAATCAGCACGAAGAAATACGCAAACTTTACAAGCATCTACAAGTGGTTTGTATTCTGCATTAGTTCCAGCAAAACTTGCTTCATTACGCTCAATTCATGTTTTACCAAGAGTTTCTACTACAAGTAATAGTTTAAGTAGTTATTCTTTATCTTCACGAATTAATCCTAATTGGGAATATGTTTATTTTTCTATTAGCGGGCAAAATTTCCCTCAAACCCCCATTACGCTTGTAAATGCTTCAAATACGGCAGGATTCAGTGAGTCGTTAGTTGAGTGCTATAAAGTTTTCCAATCGCTTACAGCAACTGACAAAGGTTCGTTAATTAACGCTGATAATTATAATGTATCTGTTGCTTCGGCAAGTATTGCTACAGGTGTTGAAACAGGATATACTACTATTAATAGTTACAAAAACGCTTTCGCGGTTGCTGTCGACCTACAGCTTTTTCACTCTCAAACTGAGATTATAACTGGAATTAACTGCCTAAATGAGTCAATATATTTTCAGGCATCTTCAGGTGGTGTTGGAAGCAATAACTTTTCGCTTGATTTCTTCTGTTTGTTTGATGCTCTCTTTATTGTAGACCAAACAGGTTATATTTCTTTGAGATGTTAATTCTCTAATACACATTAATATATTTCATTCAATAAAAAAATATATTATGTAAAAATTGTCTTACTTTTCAAGTTTAGATTTATTGTAAATATTTGGAAGCATTTGTTGTAATGTTTTTTTTTCATTTTTATTCATTCCACCTTTTCCACCAATCATGTTATTATTACTCTTTTTACCAATAATCACTACTGCGGTTTTCTTTCCAAGCATATATTAACCAAAGAAAAAAAAATTAGATTTCATCAAATAGTGGTTCTAAATTAAGTGTTAAAATCCAACTTGTCATATCTGCGGTTTTTGTTCCATCTGTAAGTGAATTTGTCATTAGAGTATCGCTAAATGAATTATATATTGAAATATCAAAAGTCTCTGTATATGGTCTTGAAATTGTTCGTGGAACATTTGTTGTTCCATTTACAGATTGTAAATAACAAATAGCAGTAATACTTGTCAAAGACCCAGCATCAGCATTATTATCTACTTGACGAACCCAATTACCTAATAATTTTGTTGGTGAACCGTTTGTTTGTGCTGATTTAGTAAAGGGTAATGTGCAGGCAATATAACCATTACCACACAGATTAACAATAGTTGGTCCTGTATCTATATGGTCGTAATAATATCCAGGTGATGTGTAAAATGTATAATGAATATTGTAATATTTAACCTCATCAGGAAGAATACGAAAATTAACTAAATAAGTTCCATTATTATTATCTCCAGCAATTCTATCTGTTGATTTAATGACAAATGTATATACCATATATTATTAATAGAAAAAAATATTGAATATATATAAGATGCCTAAATATTTATCCAATACTACATTCTTTAGTGATAATTTGGGAACTTATATTGCTAATGGTGAAATAGAAACAAATAAATTAACTACTAACGGAGATATTATATTAACTGGTTCAATTATTAATGGGTCTAATAGCATTACCTTTACAGAAAATACTTTATATACAAATATAGAAGAAAACTTCTTTATTCACGGAACAGGTTTAATTATGTATAATGGTGTTAATTACAATATCGGTCAAATACTTTCTGCTTTTGTAGGTGGTGGAACTGTAAGTCCATATCCTAGTATTACTTATGACAGCAGTTTAAACCAAACTACTTTCACAGGTAATTTAGTTTTTCCTGCTAATAGTATATCATCGGCAAGTATAAATAATAGTAGATTTGTAGATTTATCATCAAATCAAATTATTTCAAATAAAGAATTTTCAGGAACTACTGTATTCTCATCAATACAATTAAATTCAAATTTAATAGTGAACACAGGAGGAACTACAATTTTGAACTCTAATTTGGCGTTAATAAATTTTCTATCAGGAACATCAAGTAATATTAATACATCAATTACAGCATTACAAACAAAAACTACTAATATGTCGTTTGGTAGTAATACAACAACTTTTACTGGGACGATGGTATTTCCAACCGCAAGTATTAGTTTTAATGCTATAGTAGGAGTTGCCTGTACTCTCGGTCAAAATCAAACAATAACTGGAACAAAAACTTTTTCAGCGGTTCAAAATTTCACATCAAATTTAAGATTAGATAGTTCTTTGTTAGTTGGTACGGCAGGAGGAACAGTCATTTTAAACAGCACTCTCCAAAAGATAAATTTCCTATCTAGTGTAACAAGTGATATAAATACATCATTAACAACTCTATCAAATGATATAACAACAAATACAAGCAACATCACAACCAATACAAATTCTATTAATACACTCAATACAAAAACTACAGATATTAGTTATTCAGCATCAAATACAACAATTGCTAATACAACTAATTTAACAAACTTAAGTTTTACTGGAAATATAAATACATTTTCTAAAACAGATTTCAATAATGTTATTACTCAATGTGCGAGTTTAAACTCAAATTGTCAAAATCAAATAAATGATGCTATTAATAAAGCAAGTTCAGCACAGGCAAAAGCAAACTCGTCAGATGATAAAGCAGTAAATGCACAGAATACTGCAAATTCAGCATTAGCATTAGCAGGAGTTGCTAATGGAGCAGCAGCAGGAGCAGCAGCAATAGCAACAGGAGCAGCAGCAACAGCAGCAGGGGCAGTATCAGTCAATACTACACAGCAAACAGAAATTGACGATTTACAAGGAGATGTTCTAACATTACAAGTGAATACCTCACAAATTTCATACAGTCCAACAACTTTAAGAACAACATTAGGACAAACTACAAATGTAATGCAAATAGAAATAGGTGAATTAATTTCTGGTATTAACCAAACAACTCAAGACCAAATAACATTAGCAGGACTATTAAGATGTAATAATAGGGTAGAAATTAATAATACTCTTGAACTTGTAAATAACAATAGCATTATAGTAGAAGGTATTATAAATCAAGACAACGCAAATCCTCCTAATGCTGGAGTAAATCAATTTCAAGCACCAACAAATTTTAATGGAAATGTGATTATGACAAATACTACTACTACTATTAATGCTACTACATGTCAAATAGGAACAAATGCTGTTTCTAATTTTAATTGTAATTCAACAGCAACATTTGGAGGAGATATTACTATGGCTGTTAATAAAAATTTACGATTACAAAATATAGTTCCTATCTTACTTGAAGATATTATTTTTGGTGGTTCAGGAGGAGTTCATACAACTGATGATGTTATATTCAATATGAAAATAACAGCAAACCAACCCTTACAAATAAATAACACATGTCAAATTGGTACGACAACAAATAGGAATACATTAACTTCATATAATACAACAACTATACTAGATGCGAATAGTAGTATGACTCTAACAACTCCAACTATTCAAATAACAGCACCATTAGTTTCTATAGGTCAAGCAGACGCAACTAGCATAACTTTAAATAGTTCAGGTGTGTATATAGGACGATTATTAGGAACAAATTATTTATACGGAACCACATACGCAGGGGCAATATACGCTACTAATTTATATTCAGCAACTGGTGTTTTAGGTATGGTTGGTAGCGTGATGCAACAATTTTAATTTTATCTTTAGAATATATAGAATGAGTTTTCCAAATTGGAATGCCGATAGTAGTTTTAATAAAATAACTTCTTCTTATTTCAAAGACCTTATTGATTTATCAGGTAATCTGATTATCAGAAATGGTACAATAAAAAGTCCAGCAAATACGATAGAATTCGATGATACATTTTCATTTATTAATATTCCTAATTCCATGAATATCTTAACACAATTGAAAGCAAATTACGATTCTGTAGAATATGATGTTGGATTACAATGTGAAAAAGTTGATACATTAGTTTCTGATGTAGGAACTATATCTCCTATTGTATATGATAGTCAATTTAAACTTACAGGATTATATTGGGATAATGGTTTGACGACTACTGTATTTACAAATAATGTTTCTTTTCCAAATGGTTCAATTTCAAGTTTAGCAATAAATAATAGTTCATTTGTAGCATTATCAGGAACACAAACCATAGATGGAGCAAAAACTTTTAATACGGGACCAACAATGAGCGGAGCAAATATTTCTGTAGGTTCAATTCCCATTAACAGAGTATCAGGCACGGCAGTAAATTTAAATGGAGCACAAAGTATTACAGCAACAAAAACTTTTACTGTAGCACAAACCTTTTCTAATAACATTCGCATCGATGGCTCATTAATTGTCAATAATAATACCCAAATCATCACAAACAGCCAATTACAATCAATTCCTGATATCTCAACACTCAAAACTATAACAACAGCAATAAGTTATACACCAGCAACAACTACAACTGTAATAGGTAATATTCTACAATTCACAGGAACGCTTAACGGTTGGGATACAACAAACTTTTCAAATGCTATTAATTACGCAAAAGATTTAACCTCGTCGGCACAGACGCAAATAAATACTTTGACTACAAATTCGGTTTTGCTTGCTAATAATAATATATTTACAGGAAATCAAACATTTAATGGAACTACTACCACAGTATCCAATACATTAGCAACATCTAACATAACTTTTTCAGGAAATCTAAACACAATACCAAGTGCTACATTTGCTTTTATTAATTCATTAACTTCAAACGCACAAACGCAATTAACGGGATTGGGAACACGAGCGACAACATTAGAAACAAAGACGACGAAAATGAGTTATATGAGTGTGGGAGGAGTTAATACAACGACGATTCTGGACGGTTTGATTTCTCAAACATTTTCTTTTACTGGAACTATCAATAATATAAACACTACTACATTCGGTTATATTTCAGGATTAACCTCATCGGCACAGACACAGATTTCAAATTTAGCAACTAAATTAACTGGTATATCTTATTCAGGAACGACTACAACAGTAGCAAATACATTAGCATCAGCAACATTAACTTTTTCAGGAACATTAAATAATATAAGCACTACTGTATTTGGTTATTTGTCAGGATTAACAGAAAATATAAAAACTTCGTTGGATAATTTATCAGCAAGAATAACAAATCTTGAAATAGTAGGAACTATAATAATGAGTCCATTATTAGATTTACAAACAACAACAAGTAATAAATATTTAATGTGCAACGGGCAAGCAGTATCAAGAACAACTTATTCAGCATTATTTGCTAAATTTGGAGAATTATTTGGAGTGGGTAATGGTTCTACAACTTTTAATTTACCTAACTATAATGGTATGTTTTTAAGAGGTATGGGAAATCAAATTATCAATGGTGTAAATTACGGAAACTATAATAGCACATATGCTCCCGACCAAGATTCAATACAAAATCATACACATTCAGGACAAGCAGGTGCTTATTTAGGAACTAATAATACTCTTCAATCAGTAGGATATATGGCATCATTAAACTACGCCCCTGCTTCATATAGTTTTACTAATACAGGACAAATGGCAACAGGTAGAATTAATGATTTTGAAACGAAACCAGTTTCAATAGGTATATATTATTATGTAAGAACTTAATCTTATATATATATGATTAATCAAGAAATATTTGATGATACTTTTTGGTTGACTTTATCAGGAATAATTGTAGGTGTTCTTGGTGTTTTGATTCGTTATTGTTTTTTATCCAAATGTGATAATGTTTCACTTTGTTTTGGTATATTAAAAATTCATAGAGCAGTAGAATTAGAATTACCAAATGTAGAAGATGATTTAGAAGCAGAATATCATGGAACAGAAAATGTAGAAGATATTAAAGATAATAAACCGTAAGGTTCAGGACTACAAAGACACATTTCAATAGAATAAATCATCTCTAATTTAACTTGATGATGAAAGATACAATTTTTACTCTTAAAGTAAATATATAATTGTAATACATCATATTTATTCATGGTTGATAATAGTTGTTGATTGATATATTTTCCATTAACATATATGTAATTATGATAACAAGACATTAACCCAGCATACCATCTCTGATATTTATTATTTTTCAATAAGTATCTTGATATTAGGAACTTGTTAAAGAATTGTTTAGTTTTTTTGTTTAACTTTAAAGATGGTGTAAATCTTGGTGGGTGATATTTGTATTCTGTAGTATTAAATTCGGTTCTACATATACAACAAAGATTAGACTTTTTAATATGACGCTTTAAGCAGTTGATACAATGAAAATGATTACAAGGTAAAGTGTGGTCTGTGGGTTCAAAACAGATGCAACAATTTTCTTCCATATATAATATATGAAGATTGTATCTTTAGAAAAATCAAATAGAAAAGATAAGAAATATGTTGTATTACTTGATGATGGAAAATCATATCACTTTGGATTAAAGAA